AATACAGCACATCGATATTATGCAGAAATTCGAGCGGCGTAGTTCCACCAGTTGTTACCGAGCCCATTGTTCAGGTTCGCATTCCGGCGGCCGTCAATCGTACCGTTGTTCAGGTTGCCGGAGCCAAGAACGGAAGCCACTGTGCTGTAAGTCCTAAATTTTAAAATCTATTCACCCGGCTACGCCGGGAAACAATAACGGGGAGATCCCCTCTTGCTGTCGCAATTCACCCCCAGGCTTATGCAGCCGCTCTGCGTCCGCAACGCCCACAGGCAGAAAGACGAGCGGCGTAGGCCCACCAGGAGTTACCGAGCCCATTGCCCAGGTTCGCAACCCGGCGGCCGCCAACCGCACCGCTGCCCAGGTCGCCGGAGCCAAGAACCTCTCGCTGGCCGTCGCCAGCCTTTTCGAGGTCCTCTGTATAGCACCCGTCAGCGTAACCATTACTTGAAGAAGCATTTACTTCTACTGGATATCTAACCTCTGGATCATCAGCTGAATACCCAAGCTTGCTAATATATTTCCAGCTTCCTTTATTGTCCGGAATCACATAGCCGAGAGCAATCCAGTCCTCTGTTGTTGCGCCAGCTGTCGTTATTTTTGTACAGTCGTAGCAGATATACGGACGCATAACATGGTTCTCAATCTTCATAACTGTGTTACCCTTTGGTTCCCAAAAACCAGAAGACATCTCCACACCAAACAAAATATATGGTTCTTTTCCACTGGCGTTACTTGTCGGTGATCCGCAGGAACCAAGCACGTCATCGCAACCACCAGTATTCCAAGGCATTGTAGATAACATTGTCGGGCACGTCACTCCCGAAACCGTAGTTGATGCTGTTGAAAACTTCTGCCCTCCATTATCCACATAGACAGCCGAACTATTATCGTCATAATCTTCGATTTTGGTGATTCGTACCCTATTGGCCTTTGCGTTGAGGCCAGTATTTCCTCTATCTGTTTCTGGTTTACTATCGCTTGTTAACGAAGAAGCATTTCCAATGGAAACAGTTCCTCCAACGACAAGTTCTTTAGCAGCACTTTTGGATATAATGATACGTTCCACATCATTCTCCTGTACTGTGGCAGGTGTCTGTGTCCACCACCAGTTACATCCTGCCATCACCGACTGGCTATTCCGAGTTGCAAAGGCAATCTCCATAAGTCTTGTCATTCTCTCGGAGTCCTGTGAGGTTTCAGCACAATACTGCGTGCCTTTCGCCCTGAACTTTGTGAGGGAACTCTGGAAGCTGTAGTTTTTCGGAGATACGCCACTAATCGAGGACGCAACACCGTCCGCATTGTCACCAGACATATATTTTGCAATTGCCACAAATGGCCGGATTGTTCCGTCTGGTCGGATTGCGCCGCCCTCCGGCAGCCACTCTGCAGAATGTCTGGTATCAGAAATAACGGTATCCTCGCCATTACTGTCAAATTTACGATATACATACTGTGTTAAATACAGACACCATGTATCGTATTTTGTCCGAGAAAACTCATTATCAATGTCTTTGATGTACTGAACTTGAAATTCCCCATTCTCATCAACCGATCCATTGACTTCCAGATATGCAAAGCATCCTTTTCCATCAAAATCATTTACTGCTCTCACTGTATTTGTGCTTGGTGCAGCTGCCATGCCTACAGCATCAAAAAGCCGGGTTCCATTGCTTGATGGAGTTACATCATAATTATCAAAATGCACTCCATATTTCTTGCCATCTTTATGCAGGTTCAAAAGAAATAATGCTTGTTCATTTTTTGAAGCTGCAAATTTTGTAACTGCTTCTTTCAGAGCTACATCATTATTGATCAGCTGTCCTAAAAGAGCATTAAATACATCTGCGTGTGCTGGATCAGAAGTTTCCAGTTTTCGCAAATTTTCATCAAATGTTGCTCCAGAAATATCGAAATACGACATTTTCTACCTCCTTATGATAACATTTATCTATCATTATCCGATTACTTGTTACAAAATATCGAAATACGTTAGAATGTATCATCACACTCGAACACGCATTCCATGTCTGCATCTTTTCCTTTCTTCAAAAACGCTTTCATGGCCACCATATCCCCATCTGCATCATATAACCCAACTTCAGAAATATAAGTATTTGCCAGCTCATTTTCTGCCAGTGTGCAGCGATATCTGATTTTTGTATCAGAAAGAACCTCATAACCATCAACGTTCTTGCGAAGCAATTCATGATGTAAGGTGTTCTGATCGGCACTGTGTGGTTTTACTGTTCCGCCCGAATCTACACCTCCATCGCCAAAAGCCATGCCTACAATCTTTGGGAGCGATGAAATCCCCGCTCTTGCTTTTACCATTTTTTTCTTAGCCAGTGTTGTAACTGTAGTCCCTGCCATTTAAAGGACCTCCCTTCCTGAATTTAGTTTTACACTTCCATCTAGCCTACACGTTCCATCCAGTCTTGCGGCCCGTGAAGGAATAACCATTGTGACCTCTACTTCTTCTTCGTGTTTAACAGGCGCACGAATCCGAACTGTCTGCAGATATGGCGGCTCTCCTGCATCAAGCAATAAAGTCCCGTCTAGCAAACAGTTGCCGTCCAGGATCTTATTACCATCACGCCAGCCCATAATTACCCTCTGTGTGCCTCTAAAATCAGCTTTCTCAGCATTAATCATATCAGGCAATGAAATACACTGTTTCGTTTCAAAAGCCTCCTGATTGCCGATAAACAGCCTATGCCCGATAAAAGTTTCCATCGGATACCAAGAATTAAGCTTTCTCGTTCCGTCCAGTGAAAAGTTTCCATCAAGAAAACCTTCCCACCATACAAAATCACTTCGTACGAAAAAGGAAGGCTTAAATATATTTTCATGATATACATCTGGAATCCGGTGAAAAATTCGATCTGCTATAAAATTCTCAGTTAAGACTGTATCGAATGGATAGACTGGGCGAAATTCTGTCGGATACCAATGATTCAGATTGATACTGCCGTCAAGAGCGAAGGAACCATCAAGAGAATACTTCCACCATGAAAAATCTGAATGATACGTCACTCTCTGTTCAAAGCTCTCTGTGCATTCAATAAGCATGAGGATAACAGAAAGAAGATATACTGTGTGTGATTGCTTCAGCTTATCGACTTTACTCTTAACTTCTCCTAGTTCTACCTCTGTTTCACCTTCCAATTGAACGCTGAATATGTTAGGGTGAGAAAAATAATGTCCCGGCTCATTACAATCATGAACCTGGACATCATAATCCGTCACGCCTTTTAAAATCTGTTCCATTCGCCATGGGGTCATTGGTGCTTTTGTGTTTTTCTTTTCACGGAGCAACCGTCGTCTTTCTTCATATGACAGGTCTTCTCTTACGGGCAGTCCATACTTGATCTCATGATATTTAAGTCCCCATGTAGCTGTATCGATAAACATCTGGTATGGAAGTTCTTCAATATGCACAGTGGCCAGATCAAGCTCTCTGCCCATAACTTCGTATATCCATTTTCCGACATAGGATTTATCATACCAGCCTTTAGTTACATATGTCAGCATTCTGTTGGCCGAATCGCTCCACGGGAATCTTTCCAGATCTATACTCATGTCTCAGCCCCCTCTAATGTAAATGTCACATTACCGGTATCTGCATACTCGCTTGATGAAAGGTGAATGTTTTCTCTCTTTCCATCCATCGTAAAATCTATGAAATCGCTTACTCCGGTTATGGTTGACAGTACTGTTCGAGCCGAATTGTACCGGAGGATATTTGTTTCTTTCGCCGCGGAATAGACTGCCATCATTTCAGTTTTGAATGTCGAGATTACATCATCCAATCCAACGCCATCCAGAACAAGTCCTGTACAGGCAAAATCTACAGTTTTTACTGTAGCTGACTTGACGATCAGCTTAGACGATCCAGTAGGCAACAGTCTTTTGCTCCTGTCGTCCGGAGAAACGATATGGTTGTAAACTGCTGTGACCAGTGTACTTGATGCGGGCTGTCCGTTGCTATCAACTAAGATCAATCCCACTGTTCCTGGTCCTTCAACAGCTGGTTCTACAATACAATCTCCAATCCCGGGGACTTCTTTGGCCCACTTAATATAGTCAGCATCATTCGCTACATAGAACTGCGAATCTTGGAATTCTGCATGGATTCGTTCATAATAATCTTCATCATTTTCTTCTTCAGCACCACCCGATGTTTTCTCGCTGTTGGTAATTGCTGTAACGCCATTGATCGGTGATGCCATAATTGTAATCGTATTTGCCGGAACATTCCCGGATACCCCCGGAGTGACCGCTTCAACCGCAAGGTCCATGGTTTCATTCTCTGTGAACGTAACAGTTCGTAAAGTCTGGAACTCAACAGCTTCCATCTGATCTGTTGCAGGAACTGCAAAGACTGTGCCTGCTGCCAATACTGTGCCATAAGCCGCCGTAACAGACACTGTTCCAGTTGCTGCTACAGCTTCTTTCCTTGTCACTCCTGCTTCTGCGCCATGCAGATCCATCCAATCGCCCCAGGAATATTCCGGAAACGCAACCATCAGGCAGCGAACAAGATTGAACTGTACAAGCTGAGATATCTCGATGGCCGTAGGCATGGTAAAATCATATGGGAAATCACCTTCCATATCCGATATATCCGCCGGAAGGTTTCCCATCATCCTCTCCTGTATCTGGTCAGAATCACTTTCTGACACAAATTCCGGAACTTCAAATTCTGGTCTAGCCATATTAACCACCTCCTCTAAACTTCTATGATTGAATCAACGGTAAAGGGTTCTCCATCAACCGAATAAACTATGAATGATACTTTTACCCTCCCAGTACCCCATTCAAAAGAAAACTCTTCTACCGATGATGTTCGCGGATTGACCATCAGAGCTTCCTGGATTGTCCTTTCTAGAGAAAGTTCTACAGTGCTTTGGTCAGATTCTCTTGTTAT